TCATGATTTAGATAGTCCCCTCTTTTGAAATCTTTTTCAGCGTAAATAATTTCCTTGTGCAAGGGCAATAAAAATTTGTAAAAAGAAACTGTAGCGTTCGCTACTTCAGATTAGTCCTCTGAAAAAACAGGGAAAGAGAGCAATCTCCTTCCCTGTTTTGTTTTATGCGAGGCGTGTCATCATAAAAATTTGATTCTGCATGAAGAAGCAGTGATGATGGGTTCATGATGAACTTCAAAGAAATCGTAAGGGGCTCGAAGGTGTATGGGTACTTCAAGGGCGATACACGTCCGGAAGTGGAGGATGCGTTGAAGAAGTATTTTAATGATTGGCCGTTCGGCGGGTATCTGACGGAAGTGGTGCGTCAGGGGGAGAACATGGATGGTGGGTGGTATGCGCACACGATTCGCCTTGGGAGCTGTGACTGATGGAAGAGCGGATTAGGGCGTACATGGAGAAGTTGGAGAAGATTGAAGCGGAGCGCGAGCATCTAAAGGCGGATTTTTTCCTCCAGTCGAAGATTGAAGCGCACCTGGAGATGCTCTGTTTGCTTGGGTTTATGGAGGTTTTGGAGCAGAATAAGAAGAAGAGGGGATAGGGATGGCAGAGAAGAAGTTCAGTAAGACGATTACAGATCCGGACACGGGCCGGAAGCGGACGGTGCGGTATGGCGCGAAGGGGTACTCGATTGCGCCTGGGACGGACAAGGGCGATCGTTACTGCGCGAGATCTTGGGGGCAGATGTTAAAGCACCCCGAGGCGGCGAAAGATCCGAACTCCCCGCTTCGCTTGAGTCGGGCGAAGTGGGCTTGTGTGGCGAAGAAATCAGTGAAGAGATGAAGCTCCCCAAAATCCCCCCGCATCTCAAGATCAAGAACAAGGTGGTTTACGAGGTGGTGTGGGTGGATGAGTTCACGGCCCCGGACACGCTTGGGGAGTGCCGTTTTGACAAGCGTCAGATTGCGCTGAAGATCGGGCAGAGCGAGAGGCAGGAGTTCAAGAGCTTCATTCACGAAGTGCTTCATGCGGTGTGTGAGGAGCGGGGGATCGAGGTAAGCCACCGGGCCATTTATCAGTTGGAAGAGGCGATTTACTACCTTCTTTTTCATAATGACTGGAAAGAACATGATTGAGTGGCCGTATGTCGAAGTCGATACGACATTCATCGTGAGCAGTCCACGATGTATTGACTTGCTGTGGCGAGAACGGAAGGAGTTCGTGAAACAGCTTCGTTCGCTTCATGGGGTTAGAATTAAAAAGAAGGTAAAGTTCGTAAAAGAGCGGGGATTATCGGATGTTTTTGTCTATGTCGTCGATGATGGCGGAGTGCGCGTCATCGTGGACATGGAGTGGGGAGAAGAAAAAGTTTCAAAATCAAAAAAAGATTTTGACTTTGAAAAGTACGATGCCTAACCTTGGACACAAGGAGGCAATATGGACATAGACAAAACAATCAGAATGACCCCGGAGACTTTGCAGAGCTACATTGAGAAGGCCCGTGAAGAAGGTGCGAAGAACGCGCTGAAGCAGAAGGACTACCTTGTGATTCACAAGGAGCGGTTCCAGGAGATCTTGGATCAATGCTCCAAAGTTTGTGGGAAGTGCGAGTGTAAGTGATGCACACAAAATGTCCGGAATGTGATTTGACGTTCACCCCTGAATTTCATGAGGATAAAATAGAAAAACTTCAAGCCGAAAACGCCCGTTATCGGGAGGCGTTGGAGTTTTATGCGGAGGCATGGGAGCGTGGAGACTATAACGGAGATTTAATGGTAAGAAAAATCGGAAGTTATGACGCTTTTGAAGAGGTGCATGAGCGTGCCCGTGAAGCGTTGAAAGGGGGGGAGTGATGGAAGACAGCATTGAATTTATTATGACTGAATTTGAAGGAATGCGATGGTGTTCTGAGCATGAACTAAAAAGAGTGTGCAAAGAACTTAATAGCAAAATTGAATATTTTAAATCTGAAAATTCCCGCCTTCGATCCGCATTGGAGCTTATCGAACAATGGTGTGATCGAGCAAAGCAACGCGCTGATGAAGCGTTGAAAGGCGAGGAGTAATGCTTCATTCCACAGTGAACATCCCGCTTACAGAACTGTATCGGAGCGAGTCGTGAAGGTCATATTTGAATTCGACAAGTATGAAGATGCGGATGAGTTGGAAGTGCATCTTCAGGCAAGTGGGATGTATGCCGTTCTCACGGATCTTGATGAGTGGATGCGTCAAAAGGTGAAGTACGGGACAGAGCAAGAAGCAAAGGTATTTGAACCGCTCAGGACGAAGTTCTGGGAAATTTTAGAGGACAATGAGGTGAAGCTATGAGTTACGGAAGAATTAAACAAATCGACAGACTACTTAGTAAAGCCAGGGGCAATAACCCCGAGTGGGAGCTCGATCAGGAAACCATCGAGGAACTAGAGCGCGAACGCGACCTGCTTGTGGACGACATGGAAGATGACGACGATGGGGATCGGTTTGCGCGGATGGCCGACTTTTACGATAGGGGGGATGATGAAGAATAGAATTGTATCCTGGTTCAGTTGTGGAGCGGCATCGGCAGTTGCAACCAAGAAGGCATTGGAGAAGTACGGACCCGAGAACTTTATTGTCGCATCCTGCGTAGTTGAAAACGAGCATCCTGATAATGAGCGTTTTTTGCAAGATTGCGAGCGTTGGTACGGAGTTCCGATCCTTCGTTTGAGAAGCGATAAGTACAAAGATTGTTGGGAAGTGTGGGAAAAGACCAAATACCTTGTGGGCCCCACCGGAGCACGATGCACTTTGGAGATGAAGAAACTTGTGCGTCAGAGATTTCAGAAGATGAGTGACGTGCAGGTATTCGGATTTACTTCGGAAGAAATCCACCGGGTCGAACGCTTTAAGGAACAAAACCCGGAAGTGGATTTGGTTACTCCGCTAATTGATCTCGGACTTACCAAGAAGGATTGTTTTATTGAGATTCAAAAAGCCGGGATTGAACTCCCTGCGATGTATAAGCTCGGGTACAAAAACAATAATTGTATAGGGTGCGTCAAAGGCGGAGCGAAGTATTGGTCTTCGATCCGGAGGGATTTCCCAGATGTATTCAAACGGATGGGGGAGCTAGAACGGAAACTTGGGATCAAGATTTTAAAAGTAAAAAACAAACGAATTTTTTTGGATGAACTTCCTGAAAATTACCGAAGCAATCAAAAGGAACCTGATATGGAATGTGGCTTGTGGTGCAAAGGAGATGAGAAATGAACGTGAATAAGAGAAAACCGCAGTATGTATTCGCCGTGAAGAAGAACGGCAAGGTCTACCGCTACATGGCAAGGATCACGAGAAACTTTATGCAAATTTACCTTGGGTGTTTCAAGACACAGAAGGAAGCAGTGGCGGCAGTCAAATACTATTTGGAAACTGGCCGGAAGCGTGGGAAAAATTAACTATGAAACTACTGCCGAATCACAAACTGAATCCTGAACAATTAGCCGCGCTTCAGATGGTGGAGAAGATCCTGAACACCACCGATTTTGAGGCTTGGTTTGTCCGGGCGAGGTTCACGGAACTTGCTCCTGGGATCACGGGAATCGGGATGCTTGAGAACTCTTTTCGGAATCAGCATTACCGATTCATCTGGAAGATTGTGAAGCGTCCGTTCTGGAAGTTCTGGACGAAGGAGCCTGGTGTCACGGAAGGGTTTACGATCAAGACATACGAGCAAGCGTTCAATAAGATGACGCTCGCGGAGAGAGCGGGGTATCTCGCGCATGAGATGATGCACGTCATGGGATTTGTGCATTCAAATGCAAAGAGCCTGTCTCGATCAAAGACAGTTCCGTATCAGGTGGGGGATTATGTCGAGAAAGCGGTTGCACATTACGTCAAGGCAAACGAATAGGGAGGAGAAGGGTATGCCGTTCAAAAGCGAGGCGCAAAGACGCAAGTTTGGTTCGATGGTGAAGAAGGGTGAGATCACGAAGAAGACGTTTGAGGAGTGGAATGCGGAGACTCCGAAGAACATTCCGGAACGAGTGAAGAAGAAACAGAAGAAAAAATGACGGGGAGAGGACTAATGGAATTTGGCGAGTTTTTGTTTTTGTGCGGGGCTTTCATTGCATTCGGGGTTTGTATGATGCTAGGTGCTTTGCTTGGTTTGGGGCTGTACGCTACGCTTACTAAAAAAAACTGAAAGAAAAGCGGGGGAGAGATGCGAATACTTTGCGCAGTCGCAGAGGCAGTGCTTGTGTTTCTTGCGATGGTGTTGCCGTTTTACTTCATTGCATTTTTATTTAACTAACAAGGAGGACTGATGAATGGCTTGGATTTATTTTCAGGAATTGGTGGAATCGGAATTGCACTCGAACCCTGGGTGCGAACAGTCGCCTATTGCGAGCGTGACCGATACGCACAAGGTGTTCTTCTGTCTAGAATGCAATCGGGCGATGTTGATGTTGCACCCATCTGGGACGATGTGTGCTCGTTGCGAGGAAGTATGCTCCCAAGGATTGACATCATTTCGGGAGGGTTCCCATGTCAGGACATCAGCGTTGCAGGAGCTGGAAAAGGCCTGGCAGGAGAGCGAAGCGGTCTTTTCTTCGAGATCGTCAGGCTTGTCAGAGAATGCAACCCCAGATTTGTTTTCCTCGAAAACGTCCCTGCCATCCGAACCCGTGGCGGGGAAAGAGTGGTTAAAGAGCTGGCCTCGATCGGGTATGACTGTAGGTGGACTACTTTATCAGCCGCAGCAGTTGGAGCCCCACACAAGCGCGAAAGGTGGTTCCTACTTGCCCACGCCAACGGCAACACAATACGGACGGAACAAGAGCAGAGAAGGCAACAAGGAAAGACCATCTTTGGATACGATGGCTCGGAAGAATTTGTGGCCCACGCCATCAGCATCGGAACACAAATACAGGCTCAAAGGAGAATCTCAACAATCAAAATGTCTGGATGCATTAGCAAGAACGGGTGTTTTACATCAGATTTCTGGGCAACTGAGCCCAATGTGGGTCGAGTGGTTAATGGGTTACCGGATCGGGCACACCGAATTAGATGCCTTGGTAATTCAGTGGTTCCGCTCCAAGTCAGGGAAGCGTTCAAAAAAGTAATGGGAATAACTAAAGAGGACTAATATGGAAGGTTTACCGCCGTTATGGAAGCATCAGCTTGAGGGTATTGAACTAGGGAAGCGTCATCCGGACTGTGCGTTATTGTTCGAGATGGGTACGGGAAAGACCCGTACTGCTTTGGAAATCCTCCGGGCCAGAATGAACGAGAACCGAAAGATCTTGCGAACCCTGATTGTGGGTCCGTCTGCGGTTCTTCAGAACTGGAAGAATGAAATCTCGATGTATACGAAGATCCCGCTCGATAAGGTTTTCGTATTGAACCAAAGCGTGGCCGAGAGAGTTCATCTTGTGAAGGTGCTTCCGAAGGACAGCATTTTCATTACGAACTATGAGGCATTTGCACAGGCGAAGTTCAGGGAAGTATTTAGTTTGAATCCCCCCGAGTTTCTGATCCTGGACGAAGCCCACCGGGTCAAGGGGGTATCTGCCCAAAGAACGAAGGCGTTAATTCAGGTAAGTGACTCAATGGGGTTTCTGCCAGTGAAGTATCGCTTGATGCTGACTGGAACTCCGGTCTTAAACAACGAGCTTGATCTGTTTGCGCAGTATCGGATTCTTGACGGGGGCAAGCGTCTTGGGAAGAACTTCTTCCAGTTCAGGGCGCAGTACTTCGAGGACAAGAACCGTTATATGCCGAAGCACGCGCACTTTCCTAAGTGGGTTCCGAAGGCATCAAGCAGGGAGATTCTGAAGACCAAGATTTCTGAAATCTCCATGCACGCGAGCAAAGACGAGTGCCTGGACCTTCCTCCGTTTGTTCGAGTCACGACCCCGGTCGAACTCGGGTGGGATCAGAAGAAGGCTTACAATGACATGAAGCAGGAGTTTCTTGCGTTTTGTGACAAAGGGGTGGCTGTTGCACAACTTGCAATCACCAAGGCGTTACGGATGCAGCAGATCCTTTCGGGGTTCTTGAAACTTGATGACGGGCAAATCCACCGATTCGAGTGCAACCCGAGAGCGGCGGCTCTGGAGGAGTTGTTGTCGGACATTGCCGAACATCAGAAAGTGATTGTTTGGTCGGTGTTTCATGAGGATCATGAGGTGGTTCGGAATATCTGCAAGAAGCTCGGGTTTGATTTTGCGGAACTTACGGGGCTTGTGGATAACAAACAAAAAGAGATCGACCGCTTTCAAAATGACGACAAGTGTCGTGTGATGGTGGCATCCCAGGCGGCGGGTGGAACGGGAGTGAATTTGACTGCGGCGAGCTACATGATTTACTACTCTCGCGGTTACTCGCTTGAACAGGATTTGCAATCAGAAGCGCGGGCTTATCGTGGTGGATCGGAGCGTCACAAGAGCATTACAAGGATCGACATTATCGCGGAAAACACAATCGACAATGCAGTGCTGAAAGCACTGCAGTCAAAAAAAGATTTATCAAAAGACATTTTGCAACTTGCTCAAATGATCTGATGTGATAATCAAAATACAGGAGGACTACATGGACGAATTTAATTTTGGATTTTCAGAAAAACCATTGAACGAAACAACCATCGCGGAGCTTGACGCTCTTGTGAAGCGCACTTTCGAGGTGCGTGCGGAGTACGAGAAACTGAAGGATGAGGCTTCCGAGAAGCACAGTCTCCTTGAGTCTCTTCAGGCTCAAGTGCAGAGCATCCTCGAAGCCACCGGGCGTTTGAAGCACGAAACTCCCGGAGCGGGGACGATCTCGATGGTGACGAAGTATCAGGTGAATTTTCCGAAGGATCATGAGGAGGCGGCAAAGTTCCGTCAGTACCTTATGGACAACGGCATGGACTCGATGCTCACCATGAATCACCAGACACTGAACGCATTCTTTAAATCAAAACTTGAGGAGGCCGGAGAGGGGGCCGATCCGAGTCAGGTGCTTCCGGGCATTGGAACACCTGAACAACGAATTACCCTCTCAATGAGAAAAGGAAAATAAGAACATGGGAAAAAAAGAAGTGGCAGTAAAAGAACAGAACCAAGTATCAGCAGTCATTCCGGAGGGGTTGTCATTTGGTCTTGAGACCGTGACATCCAAGGACATCAAGATTCCCTTGATCTACATTGCACAGGCTATGAGCAAAGTGTGTGCGGATGGAGTGGCGAATCAGGGGGACATCGTGGAGAACATGGAGAATAAGATTCTCGGTGGCAAGAAGGGTCCGGCTAAGGTCATTCCCTTCTACTTCCAGAAGTCGTATCAGGTCCAAAAGACCGTGAACGGCAAGAAGGAATTTCATGCCATCGAAGCCTATGACAAGGAGCGTCCGTATGAGGAAGAGCGGGATGGGACGACCTTCTACAACTATCCTTGCTTTAACTTCTTCGTGCTCATTCACGGCGATGAAACCAAGAGCAAATATATGCTCAGTTTCCGGGGCTCACGCAATATCAACTCGGCAGGAAGGCCCATGCTGACTCAACTGATGAACAGTGTTCAACGGGGAGTCCCGCCGTATGCGAGCGTTTACGACATTGGAGTGAAGATGGTGGAGAACGACAAAGGAAAATGGTTCGTATTCACCGCAAATGTGGATCGTAGCGTCCAAGTATCCCCGGACGTTATGACCAGTGCCGCCCAGGAAGCGAAAGCTCTCCAGGGTATGCTTTCGCAAGGAGCCCAGATCCATACCGGAGAAGAAGCTCTCGATGAGGAAGCACCGTTCTAACGTAGGTTAGAATCCCCCGATCCGGAAGATGGAGCCGGATCGGGGGTCTACCAAAGGGGATAATATGAGGGGTTTATTTTTAGATTTTGAAGCGACTGACAAGGATGTGGCGACCGCGAGGATTACTCAGGCCGCCTTTTCAGTGTACGACATGAATACTCAGAAGGAGTTGTATCATTACAGCTCCTTGGTAAAGCCGGAAGGCGAATATGAGATTGACCCGGTTGCAGGTAGGATTACAGGCATTACCAAAGAACAACTGGAGAAATATGGAGTACCCCTTGCTGAAGTTATTAGCGTTCTTGATAGTGCTTTTCGGAGCGTACACTTTCTCGCAGCTCATAATTTACATGGTTATGATCTTCCGTTACTGAATAACGAGATCGAAAGAAGCGGACTATCCAAGCTGTCTTTTCCGCTTCTTGTTGATACTCGGTTCGACGTTCCGTGGCCGGATCATATTGATACGAGGAAGCTGACTTATCTCGGAGCCGAGTTCGGGATTGTGAATCCTTCGGCCCATAGTGCCCGACATGATGTGGATCTCATGGCGTTGTTGTTTTTCAAGTTTCCCTTGGACAAGATTCTGGAACGGGCAAAATCGCCCCAGATCTGGGTCCGGGCAAACGTGAGTTATGACAACCGCGAGAAAGCCAAGTCTCACAAGTTTTTGTGGGACGGGGCAAACAAGTGGTGGGTAAAGCTATTTAAGTTATGTGATTTTGAAACTCAGACGTTCGATTTTCCAACAGTCATCCTGAAGGACTATAAGGGACCATGATTGCGACAAATGAGAATTTTGACAGTGTTTTACAGACAATAAAAAATGCAGACAATTTAAGCCTCGATACCGAGACCACAGGTCTTAGGCCGTACCACGGAGACAAGCTATTTGCGATTTCCGTGGGAGGAGAGTTCGGGGGGATATACTTCAGTTTTGGACTGGAAGAAACGGCATTGGATCGTGCCGTGATCCCCCTGATATACGAGGTTATCAAAGGCAAGCAGATCGCATTTGCGAACGCGAAGTTCGATATGCACTTCTTATGCAAGGAGGGTTTCGGTACGGACTTCGATCCGTGGGATGTACTTGTCGTGGACAAGTGCCTTTACAACCGTCATTTGTCCTATAGCTTGAACTCGGTTGCGGAGCGCATGGGGCTCGGGGGTAAGGATGAGGGGCTTATGGAGTACATCAAGGCCCACAAGCTCTATGACAATCTTGAAGTCGAAGGGAAGAAGTCCCGGGTCAAAAACCCCCGATTCGATCTGGTTCCGTTTGAGATCGTTTCAAAGTATGCGTTGAAAGACGCAGAACTCACCTATCAGGTGTATAAAGCGCAGTGTCTAAAAGTGCGGGAGCTGTCAAAATCGTTATCCGCAATCAAGGGGTATCCTGGTCCGTTCTCGGACTTGATTGCTTCGGAGCGTAAACTTACCAAGGTGTTGTTTGACATAGAACAAAGGGGAATGGAGCTGAATCGTGAGTACATCGAAAAGGCAAAAAAGAGGGAAGAAAGCAGGATCGAAGAGGCCAAGAAGAGCTTCCTCGAACTTACTGGCCGAGAGCTTGTTGACAGCAATAAACAGCTATCCGAGATCTTCCGGGCAAATGGGATTGTGGGAGGCGTTACCGCAAAGGGAAATGCAAGTTTTACAGACGCAGTTCTCGAAAAGATCGACCACCCCATCGCAAGGGTGATTCGGGAGTTTCGCGATGCAACCAAGCGACTCAACACCTATTACAATAATTTTACCTATTGCGGAGATGCAGAAGGAATTGTGCGACCTTCTATTAAGCAGACTGCCGCCGATACCTTCCGTTTCTCTATCACCGACCCTGCACTTCAGACTCTTAACAGTGAAGACGAGGGCGACTGGAGGGTTCGAGATTCATTTAGAGCTAGACCAGGCTACGTTTACGTTTCCATCGACTACCAGGCCCAAGAGTACAGGCTTACGGCTGATTACGCCGGGGAGCGAGAGCTCATCCGACAAATCAACGAAGGAGTAGATGTACATTCGGCCACTGCGAAGATGATGGGTGTGGAGCGTCATGCGGCGAAGGTTTTGAACTTCGCGCTTCTGTATGGCGCGGCTCCTCCTAAGATTGCGACGATGCTGAAGGTATCGGTGGAGAAGGCCACCGAGCTTAAGAACCTGTACTTCTCGAAACTGACGAATGTCAGTAGCCTGATTACTAACATCAAATCGACCATTGATCGTAGGGGCTTTATCTTCAATTTCGCGGGGAGAATCCTGTATTTTCCAGTGATTGAGTTCGAGCAGGACGGAGTGCAGAAGCGGGGTAACTTTGCGTATAAGGGTCCGAATTACATCATTCAATCCTCCGGGTCAGAGATCATGCGGAGGGCTTTGATCGGGGTGCATGACTTCCTGCAAAATCACCGATCCAAGGTGGTCTTGTCGATTCATGACGAGATCCTGCTTGAGATGCCAGAAGAGGAGTTGAGTTTGATTCCTAAGATTCGGGAGATCATGGTTTCGGTCTATACCCCGAAAAACGGCCTACCCATGAGTACTTCGGTTGCGATTGGAAGTTCTTGGGGTAGACTTGAAGACATAGATGAATCAGCTCTTGCCCAAAGAATCGACGTTCAAGAAAAGAGTATTGTCGAGGCTAAGGAAGCTCCCGCATACGATTACGTTTACCATTCAACAAACGTCCATCCGAGGAACCCCGGATCTGCTTCTTTGCGTGAACGGGATGTTTGTGGCACTGGAGTTGAAGAGGAGCATCAAGGCTCCTGCGACGGAGTTACAGTTATATAATCTGCAAAAGATCAACGAGAGCGGAGGCTACGCTACTCTTGTTTATCCGGAGAATTTAGACGTAGTTATGAAGCGGTTGGAGGACATCGCAAATGGTAAAACTGAAAAATAGCATTCTTGTAAATCAACGTCTGTATGGCGTGTTCCAGGCTCTGATGAATGAACGGATGCCGTATGATGCGTCGTACAAGATGAAGCGGTTTGCAGACAAGCTCGATCAGAAACAAAAAGAACACGTTCAGTTTATGACCGAACTTCTGAAAGAGTACGGCGAGATGGACGAATCTGGGAATCCGATCTTCGAGTTTGAAGGAGAGGGCGAAGCAAGACGGGCCGTGGGCTATAAGCTGAAGGATGGGCCTGGGTTCGAAGCCGAGATGAAGAAGTATCTCGACACCGAATTTGAAGTAGAAGTGACCCCGTTGTTTGCCGTGGAGCTAAAAGGAGTGATGATTAGCCCCAATGACCTTACGGTATTGGAGCCATTCATCGCGGATTCTAAGAATCTTTAATTATCCTTTTTTCATTCCGCCCATACCGCCTCGAAGACGTTGGCCTCCGAGAAGGTTTGCAAGTGCGGATACATCTGTAGGCATAGGTTTAGAAAGTTCGGATTGCATCTGTGGCATAGCACCTTGAGTTGCCATGCTTAGATCTTTAGGCATTCCCCCCATTCCCATATTCATGGGTTGCATACCAGGTTTTGCCATAACAGGAGATTGCCGACGCATTGCCAATTTTTTAGCCATCATGTTCCACATAAATTACCCCTTTTTCTCCATCATCTTTTCTTTACGAACAGCCATAAGCTCCTCCATAGAGTCGATGGCTTTTTTCTTCTGTCCTAGGATCTCAAGAGCGGCTTTCATACGCATAGGATCTGCTTTGATCTCAGCGGCCCGGAGGAGGTCGTTTGCGTCGCATTGCGCTTTCCAGTCCGATTCATCTTCAGAACCGTACTCTTCTCCGTACTCTTCTCCGTTTTCTTCCTCGCCTTCCATTTCGCCTTCATCGTCCATCTCTTCTTCAGGCTTGGACTTGATGCTGATCTTCAACATGGGCTTCCCTTCTTCCATGTCTTCCGATTCCATTTTAGCCATATCTTCTTTGTTCATCTTCATTGTTCTTCTCCTTCAGGTTTAGATCGCAGCATTTGAAGCCATATTTGAGGGGGCACATTAGGGTCTTTTACAACCGTTTGAAGCATTTCTTGGGTTACTTTTCCGGTTTCTCCAAATTTCTTCAAAGCCCTTAAAGATTGTCTTCCGGCAAGTCGAAGCCCTGCTCGGCTTACCCAATCATCGTAATCCCCCTTGCCAATAATTTTTCGGGCGGCAGATAATTGATTTGCCAGATCGAATACTTCTTTGTTTCCGGTTCTTCGAGCCGCTCTTGCAAGTCCTGCGGTGATGTCTTCACTTTGAGTTTTCAAGAATTGAAGCGGAGCTTTTTCTCCCTGCTCAAGTGCTTGTTGCATGACGATTCCATACCGCATGAAGTCATCAAGCTCTTGAACTTTATCAATCTCTCGAAGCCGGGCATTTATCGCATCAGCAATATCCGCATATTCTTCAGCTCGGGGGGCTCCCTTTGCAGTAATTGGAGAAGACTTTGCGTATTTTGCTTCTTTTTGAAAAATCTGTTTTAGATTTCGAGCCATTGAAGCAGGAAGCGTAGCTGCTTCTGCTCTTGTGCTACGCGGCGTAATAGGCAGCGGTTCTTGTAAAAGTTCGCTGAATCTTGTCTGTTGAGCTGGAAAAAACTCCGAGTACCCTGGGGTCGGAGGAATAATTTGTCCTTCGATTTTTTCTACCGTTCTTGGAGGTATCAAAAATTCTGGCTGTTGAATCTGTCGCAGTTGAGGAAATTTTTGTTCATATTTGCGAATCGCTTCTTCTGCCTGAATAAATTTTTGAAGATCCGCTAGTTCTTCTTCTGGAGTTTTTTGAACAATGCGAGTTTGCAATAATTCTTCAGAAGGAGGTACAGGCATATCCGCTATATCTTTATTATAGCGATATGTTCTTAAATTCTTAGCCCGAGGAGCGATTGCATCATAGGCTTCCTTCCATTTGTAATAATTAATAAGATCTTCTTCAGTAGGGGCAACCAATTTTTCAGCTTCAAGAAGACTTGCATCCGGAGCTTTAGGAGGCTGAGGAATTTTAGTGTATCTGGGCTGTTGAACTGTTTCTGTAGCAAACAATGAAGGTTGCTCGGGGACTACTTCGTCTATTGATGGAGTTACCATCTTGGCTCTCTCACCAGGAAACGTCAGTCCCTCTACTCCTCTTTGTTCTGCGGCAGTGCTCAAAAATTCAGGTTCAAACGGGCGATATGCAACCAGATCTTTTTCCGCTCGATTGATGATGTCGAGAACTCTTCCTTGTTGTTTTTCAGGTAAGTTATCGACCATTCCTCTGATGGCATTCAAATTGACCTGAACATTTTGTCCCTCTAAAATTTGGCCTAGTTCAGCATCGGCATTTAACCCGGCTTTTTTAATGGTCTCTCGCATTTTATTAATAGCTTCAAACGCGATTTTTTGAGCTTCATCCAAATTTCTTTTGTCGGACAACAAAGCAACGGCAGTATCTACAGCAGGTTTATTTTGAAGATATTGCGCAGCTTCTTCAGGAGTGAATTGAGAAAGTTTCCCCGCAAAAATTTTACCAAGAGATCCTGTTCCTTTAATAGCCCCAGTAGCAGCTTCTCCGATTGGATTAAGCAAGATTTCAGAAAATCTTTTTGTAAACTTAGCGGCAGGAGCAACTGCTTTTGTTCCTTTCAGCAAAGGTAAAGCATAGGTGCTAGGGTCGGTCACAATATCTGCTGGAACTCCAACCATTGCCCGAAGAGAAGGATCGAAAGCTCCTCCTTTTTGTAAAGGAAGTCCTTCCCCTGTTTCGGAATACATCATGGCAGGAATTTTAAAGAGAGGGTTAATTCTAGCGCGGTTTTCTAAAATTTCGGAAAGACGAGGGCCTTCTGGTACACCTGCACGAGCCAATATGTCAGATGCTCCAGGCACTTTACCTGTAGCAACTTCTTTAGCCGTTACAAGTTCTTTGCCAACAATAGGTTCAGCTAACCCTGCAACTGTTCCTCTTCCAAGACCAGAAACGTAGTTTAACGCTTGAACAGCTCTATCAAGCATACCCGGAGTTTTGCTAGGAGCTTTTTGAGCCGCTTCTAATTGGGCAAGTTCTTCTAATTGAGCCAGTTCTTCTAGTTCAGCTAATTCTCGAAGTTCTTGTTCTTTACTTGCCATGTTTAGCCCTCAACTCTTGAAGACGTTTTTTTTGAGCTTCTGACATTATTCCCGCCGAGGTTTGCGTATTGTCAAACTGCAATGATTTGATTTTTTCAGAAGCAGTTTGAAGTTTTTGATTTGCGATGTCTCCTTGTTTTCCTTTTTGAAACATATAGCCAATAGGAGAATCAGGAGTTCCATAGACATTAGTCATGAACTCACCTTTTGAACTTAATCCTTGTGCCATTGCCTCTTTAGAATCGTTCATAGCATTAATCATAGCCTGAACATTTGGATCATCCCGAGATATCGTTTGTTTAGTTCCACTTACTTTTTGAATTGCGGAAAGCAAAGAGGTTCCCAGATCCGGGTCCCAATACGCTTTTCTATCCCCTTCAGATTGAGCCCCGACTTCTCCCATTCGCTTACCAAATTTTGTGATGATGGTGGTCAGCTCTTTAATTGGAATTTCTTTTTGCGCAAAAATTCTTTCCATTGGTTTAAAATCCGCAATAGCAGTTTCTGCCGCATCGTTTAATTTTATAAATGGGGTGATGCCTTCTTTCATTTCTCTGAAAGCAGCTCCACGCAACGAAGTTTCAAGTCTTCGATCCTGACCTTCTCGTTGTTTTGATTCCATCATATTCCGAAGCGCAAGTACCTGATCGCGGGTCATGCCTTGTTGTGCAGACGAGATAGCTTGTTCGAGTTTGTTCAGGATCTCGGTTCGATCCATAGGAGCGGCCTCTGGAACAGCTACATTGGTAGCCCCGTACCCCCGAACCGCCTGGGCAAATGGCCGAATGTCCAACCGCCCGAGAGCTCCCATTTGGTCCTGGAGTTCACGCTCTTTTGCAGCTTGAGCGCGAAGTTGCTCAATCTGTTTAGACTGTTCCGTAAAGGACTGTCCGAGCAGATTGTACAACTGCTTTTGCATCTCCCCCTGAGACATATCAGGACGAATGGCTTGCGCGGTCACTTCCGGTTGTACGGGAGTCTGAGAAAGAGTCACTTGCTCCTGAAGCTGTCTAAAAGCCTCCGGATCAACAAGTCCCATTTCTTCCGGGGACATTAAACCCAGGGCTTCGGGATTTTGAAATAGTTTTGCGTAGTCGATCGCCATATCGTCCTCTCAAATTACTTTTTGAACATTTGCATCCAAAGATTACGTTTGTTGCCTAAAGGATTTAAAAAACTTGCTTGTTGAAATGGGTCAAATGCTTCTGCTATCGAAGGTGCAGATGGAGGCATAAGAGTCTGATTTTTCGTGGTAAGTTCAAACAAGTCTTGAGTAAGCATTGCTTGTGCCGCACCTTGAGTAGCAGCGTCAGTAACAGCGTCAGTAACAGCTCCAGTAGCTGTGTCCGCAGCTCCTCCAGCAGTGGCAGCTCCAGTAGCTGTGTCCGCAGCTCCTCCAGCGGTGGCAGCTCCAGTAGCTGTGTCCGCAGCGCCTCCAGCAGTGGCAGCTGCCGTCGCTCCTTCTTTAAATAATCCCGCCGCTTGTAAAGCTGCTGCTTGACCAAGAGTGTTAATTCCAGCTCCTGCAAGATCTGCATAAATGTTTGAAGTAGGGGTAGATACCTGGGTAGATGGAGCTTTCCCTGTCCAAGGAGATGCTTCAATTTCAGCTGCTCTGATATTTGCTTCTGTTTCTCTTTGCTTACGCGCTTGAGCTGCTTTTGATGCGGCCAATGCAGCGTTGATTCCTGCCAATGCAACCCAACCTAAAACTGGAATAGGCATTTTAATTTCTCCTCTTTGTAAAGATTACATACAACTCGTTGTCTGATGCAATTCGAGTTCCAGTGATAAAATAGTCATGGGCAAGCCCAAGACGAATCATCGGAATATTTTTGCTTCGGGTTTGAAAAGTCACAAATAAAAAGTGTTGAAGACAATGATCCGTAAATGCTTTGAGTACTTTACTGGAGATAAATCCTCGATAGTTTTTACTCGTTCCACCCCAGGCTAATTCCACCGTCTCTGATGAAATCTCCCGAACCAATGCGTAGCTAATCAAGTTATCCTGTTCGTCCTTTGCCACAAGACAAAGGTCGTATCTGAAAAAATCTCCCGGAATACAGTCTTGAAAGACGCTCGTATGGAGGTCTTCCAAGAACTTCGTATCCATCTGACTTTTCAGAATCTGGACAACTTGGATCATTTTTTTCCACCCTGTCCTGCGGCTCGGGTGGCTTCGGCTTGGGTCTTGGATGCCTCGACATCTTTCATCTTCTTCCACCGTTCAAGGTTAAAAGTTTCTACGCCAGTAATCGCTCTTCCAAGCTCATTGATATTGCGTTCTTCAGTAGCTTTCCGCATCTTTTCCGCAGCGGATTCAAACTCAGCTCCCATTTTAGCTTGTTGGCCAAGGAGCCCCTGACGAGCAGCAAGAGCATCGCGCATACTGTAACGGGCAAGAGGCGAGGCTCCTCCCTTGAGCCCCCCGCGAGTCATCATCATGGCTCGCTGTTGAGCCTCTTTTTGTGCCTGTTCTTGGCGAAGTTGATCGAGTCCCCCGGCTTTTTCCATCTCAAGCCGTTGACGCTCGCGTTCAATGAACGCTTCCGGTCCGGTGAGTTGAAGTTCTTTACGAAGAGCTATGGTTTTTTTGCCATCTGGCCCTACAGTTTCCTCAATAGGATTGTAAGTAAGTTCCGGTAACTCGGTTCTAGCTAGTTGTTGCTGTTGAGCTTGAGCAGCATTTTGCTGTTGAAGAAGTGCAATCTGCTGTTGAAGCGCAGCTATTTCATCTTGCGACATTGGAGTCGGAGGTTGCTGTGGGGTTTGAGGGGGGATGTTTAAAGGTGCGCCGTCCATTAGTAATTTCCTCCGAATCTCCAGTCATCGTAGTCACGATAAAAGGAAGTATCTTTTAATACATAGTTATCTTCATCCGGAACCCGAGCAGTAAGGGTATCCACCATTTCCTGCTTCATTCGTTCCAGATCCGATCCTGCTTGCCCTGCGTCGGGATGCCCTTCTTTTGACAAGCACTTCCATCGAACAAACTGCACAAGTACGTTAGTAAATTCAGGAATGTCACAAACATCCGTATCCTGGGTGAACCGTTTCGCATTTCTGATGTACCAAATAGTCACATAAGGTTGATCAGCTTGAGGAGTCGGAAACAAGGTAATCCGGAGACCGCTCGCGGAACTGTTCGTAATGATGTACGAGTACAGATCCGGAGCTACAATAAACATCACTTCTTCAAGTTTCTTTACCCGTTTGATCTCGTACTTGTACGCTCCTCCGTCATTGTACAAAATCCTCCGGATCTTCTGCGCGTATATGTCAGAAGGCAGGGCATAGGCGGCCTGTCCGTTCACAATGCTAAGAGAAGTATAGGTAAGAAAGTAATCTTCGTAGATGTTGTGGATTGCACTTTCGATCATGTCCACCGCTTCATTGAAGTAGGACATCATCTCAGTCGAAGTAATAAACGTCTCGTCCTGGAGATCAAGCTCCTGTTCAAGATACGTCTTCAACTCCGAATATGTAGGGCTATACATTTACAGTCTCCTCCGTGTATTTGCCGATTATCGCCCGAACGGTCATCGGAGCAGTCGTCACAGTTGCGTCAAAGGCAATGAATCTTGAGTCAAACTGATCGTACCTGAATGTAATTGTACCCCCAATTACGGAGGTTACAAGCACATCGGCAGGGATGAAATTGAAGTTATGTGCCAGTTTGATGTTGGTCCCGGTGGCTTTGACTTGGAATGTTATAAACCGCCATTGCCCCTTCATGAACGGAGTCCCCGAGAAAACTTCGCTGATGACTTTCATGTTCTCTCGCACATAGTCATCTTCGATTTGCGTGATATACAGCTTCGTTCTCATGCGTTCTGCCCGGTGGAATCTTGCTCTCTACGGAAGGTCTTGTAGGACTGATCGGTAAGAGGCGAGTAGTAAATGACGTAAGAAAGAATGTTGAAAATCTCTCCTTTTGGGTAGCCCTTCACAAGCCACTTGGCAGTCGGATCGGTGGGTTGCGCGGTGCTTGGATCAAGATAGGTAAGTTGAGTTCCGCTGAATGCGGTGATCTCGTATTGCTTGGTGTAATTATCATGGTCAAACGAGATAAAATAACCCACCGAATCATTGGGCCAATTTGTCGCAATCGTTACGGTTTTTGTCGAACTATTGACGCTTCCTGTACCGTAGGTGTCGCTGTTATAAATAATTGTATAGCTCTGGGTGATTTCGATCTGTTTGAACGAACAACGAAGCCCTCCGGCAGGAAACCGTCGCATTTGCTCAATCAAACTGTTGTCGTTCCAGTTTGGAGTCAGGGCCCCCCAAATTGCGTAGACATTCCCCCAAAGCAGATTTCCTCGAACCCGGATCTCGGAGAGGTCGCTCGTCACCGTTGAGTTATCGTTGATAGAACGGATTTGAACCGAGACATCCGTCTCGTTTTGCATTGAGAGCAGCATCTTCGGAACCCATTTGCGAACCATGGGAAGCCCGAAGTTGAATATCGTGGACTGGTAAGTAGGTGTAATTACCTGGGTAGGCCAGGTCGAATACGCTGCAAGAACATTGATCCGAGGGTCCGTAGTATATGTAGAATTATGCTTGAAGACATATCCGCGACGATCACAACGAATAAAATCGGTTCCATAAAAGATAATCGCAGTAGGGGCAAAAGAATCGCCCCCGGTCCTTGTCGTAAATGTGCATCTTTCCGTGATGCCCCACCTAAGATCCAAAGAGTATAAACAGTCGTTATCAACTGCCGCAGCATCTTGCGCACAAGCCCAATGAACTTTGTTCTCTACGGTGTCAAAAGTGCCGTAAATACGAGATTGTTTTGTAGTGGTCGAAACAAGACTTTCGTACCTGGTATTGATCGAATCGGAGACTTTTTTGTATTGAAACCCATCCGTCCAATAGAACCCGTCATCTCCTGCCCAAAAGATCCCATACCGGGTTTGAACAATGGAGTTATGGCTCATGCACCCTACGGTTTTTGTAATGTCCTCATATGTCACTTGGCCTTGACCAAGTTCGTCATATAAACCGTTCAAGCGGTATACCCGCTTCTTGGTGAATACAATTGGGTTACCACTATAAGAGGAGATACCTACAATTTCTTCAAGTAAATCCACCGATAATACAGAAGGAACTGAGTCAGGATCTCCTGGAATGCTTTGACGGATCTGATTTTTAAGGTAATTCGTCCCTTCAAGAATGTTCGCGTAGTACGCAACCCCGTTTACAATGTGAACGTACTTGCACTTGGGAGGCGACTCGTACTCCAGTACTCCACCGTTTGTATACAGAAGGTCGTTGTTCACGATAGATGCATCGGCGAAGTTATCCGTGAACGTGGTCGTACCGTTTGTGACCTGACCTAACTTATAAAACGTAAGGCCGTTATTGATCGTGCGGTAGATAAAAACGCGCACTGTAACGGTGTCGTAGTTTAAGGTAGCTCCGTTTGCCAGAACAGGAATCGCCGTAATTGCAGTAGGAGCACCCCCCGCAATCACTGCTCCGGTGGTAACCGTCACATAAGTGACAGGCCCAAGATCCTGAAACGTAGTCTCGCCGTTTACAACATATGTATACTCATAATGAAAGGCATATACATAACTGTTGGTAGTCCCTGCCGTAAAAGGCGTACAAGTCGGAGCGGTTGCAAGGTCCGGAAGCCCTGCGGTCCTAACCACTGGAGAAGCACCAAGTTTGAAAATCTTGATTGGTACTGCGTAATCAGAATTAGTTGCGTAAGTATGTCCGTTCCATTCCGAGGTCGAGACAAAAGTTGCAGTTGTGCCTACCGAAAAGGCAGGGTTTCCGGTGGGTCCAGTAAGTTCTACCCAAGAACTCGGGCCTGGTCGCCATACTTTGCGGGATGAAGTGACGTAAAGTTGCGGGTCTAAACTCTTAAAGACTCCGGTGATCCGGGCATTACCATCCGGAATTTGAGGGTACAGAGCGTTATAAATGTCGCTTCCGTATACCGTCTCCAACTTCTTGTTCTTATTGATAACAAGGTTATCAATCGTAGCCGACTGCGTTGGATCAGCATCCAACGTGTTATCCGTGATGCCCCCAGAAAAGTCGTTTACTACAAGTTGTTGGTTTGAAAGAGGCATTACCGGAACACCGCCACATATGCCAAAGAGTTGTACGGGGAGAAAATAGTAAACGTAGTATTGCTCGTCCTGGTGATAGACGGGTTAACAACTTCTCCAGTCGAAAGATAAAACGTGATGGAATAATCCACCATGTTGAACCCTGAAGGAACTGTAACTGCTTGAGAGTATTTTCCCGCCTCGACAAGCGTCCAGTTGCCCGCTCCGGAAGGAATGCTCACACTACCCGAAGTAATCGAGTTCGCGGCAATTTGTGCCGATGTAATTCCATCGTGAGTATGGTCATTCAACTGCGTGATATTTGAGTTCAGCGCAGGGAACCAGGTACTACCAGGATCACCATTTGCAGGTTGGATATAACCGTATGAAAGTGTCGTTGCCATCTTAACTCCTTCGCTTTGGAGGCTATGATCGGCCCCTGACTTGTTATGTATTCAGTTTAACGAAAACTTAGGGAATAAAAAACCTTTTTCCGGACATCGGAGGGATAATCTGAAAGTGTACCCAATTTCTCGTGTAGTCGGGGTGCTCGCACCAAAGACCGATCTTTACGAGTACGGACTCGTTCTCAAGACACCATCTACCAAGCTCTTTGTTTGGATCGAAGATGTCACACGCCGCTCCAAACAAGTGCCTGGAAAGCCTTGCCCTGCTCTTTCCTTCGGCAATCAAAGCCTTCTGCTTTTCATCCGACCGAAGCCCGGAGGTAACAATCATAGGTCTCCCCCAAATGCCCCGGAGCTCATTCATACGCTCAAAAAGCGTCTTCATATTACGCTCTACCGCTCCTTCGAGCGGGAGGTTGTCCGGATTCAGTTCTTTCATCGTAATCATTCAATCCCCCTTTGAATGGCTTCCAAATCAATCTGACACTTTAAGTAGTTCTCTTTTAACCGCAAAAAAACGGGCGTAAACAACAAAAGACACGGTGCTTGGTCCTGTTCGGTGGGACTGCATACTTTAAACGGTATATCCCCCGATTCGTCCGGGCCCATTAGCTTTCCCTCATAGGAGTCTGCCCTAAGCGCGTAATACTTATAGGGAAAAGATTCGGTTGCACATCCACCTAAGACAGACCCTATGAAGATCCATCCTGCCAATCTCACCACTTGGGCCTACCCTTGTTTTTCAGCTTTTCGGCTTCCTCGCTAATCAAGGTGCTCACTAAAGCTGCTTTTTTAGTCGGTGCAGTCGTCAGGATAAGAATTAGTTTCCGCACTTCCGGAAGAAACTTAATCACTTGGGATACAAGTTTCAGTGCCGAAAGAAACGCAGTCATTTTTTAGAAAATTTCTTCAAGAAGTCCAAAATGGACTGAAGAGCCTTTTCCGGTTGTTCTCCTGGGACCATCATCGAAAGGACGATGAGTCCTGAAAGCACCATTGAAACCGCCCCGATTACTTCTTGAACTTTAGCCATGACAGCCAAAATATCCATGTTATTCCCCCCTCTGGAACTTTTGTCCTATAATAGAATCCAATTTGTTTTCGATTCGATCAAGCCTGGGGGCCACTTCCCGATACGTCACAAAAGTGATGTGGACATACGCCGTGACCGCACCGATTGTGCCGATCATCCAAAGCAGTATATCCAATACGGAAGAACCCCTGTTTGATTTCATGGTTTCGGGTATTTCGCCTTCACTTCAAGTCGTTTTGCCTGGAGAGCATCGAGGGCAGCTTGGCCACCGTCGAAGAATGCGTTCATGAATTCTTCCGGGCTTGGATATTCCATCTTGCGGTTTTGAATGCAGTACTTGAGTTCATACTCCGCAGTTACGTCAATGACTTCTACCGTATATTCGGCAGGAAGCATCGTACCGGTGGGATTTCCTTCCGAATCAAGCTCGGGACGTTCTGGAAGACCATGACCCATAAGATGAAGACGAGTCAAAATTTCCCCATCATTAATATATTCACAAATAGCTCCGGACTTTTCTGTCACTTTGATCTTTTTCATTAGTTGCCCACCCGTTCAATTTCAATAAAACAGCCACCACCTGACCGCGAAACAGATCCTAACCAGGCATATGTTGCTTGCTGTCTTATATCGACATATTCACCCGAATTTAATTCGATTGTGACAGAAGATGAGGCGGCCCCGATTGTCCCACTGATGTAGCCAAAAGATTCTAGTTTTACACCTGATTTGTAAACATCCGTTGTTCCACTCGTAACAGCTCCATTATTCGCTAAGTAAACTTTCAAAGAATATTTCCCAGATATGGGAGCTGTGAACTTCCATGATGCGCCGGTCGTCACAGCATTGTGCGTGTCATAGACTTTTGAATCAAAATTCACTGGTGTTGTTGTGTTCGTTGTTCCGTTCGCAGTTGCCCAATATTTTGCCGCCACGGTCTCACTGGCCGCAATCACCGAGGGGCCGGAGAGACGCTCAACAGTAAATATGTTTTTAACTGTTGATGGAGCGGTGATTGTGCCGCTAAGTCTAACATCAATTACGTCCCCTGCAACAAATTGGAACAAAAATGTTCCATCAACGTGCCCATTTCCATCAGCAGAACCTTGTTGAGGCAAAAGCTGTACGTTGTTTTTGTACACAGACACGTTTGTGTAAAGGGAAGGATTAGCCGTCGTTGTACTTTTAATTCTGTAAACTCCGGACACTGGTATGGTGTATTTACCAGTACTTGCGTTGTATGCCCCATGTGTATCAAATGTAACTGTCGGGTAAACAAGCGGGTTATTTGCTGCGACAGCAGGCACTGTTCCGGTTGCTTGAAATGCCACCACTCTCGTATCTGTGTCATTTGACATCTGAACATTGGAAGACCAACCCTGTACTGGAACTGATGCCTGAAACGAAAGAACAGAACTATTTGCAAAGGTAGTTCCATTTTGTTTTACAAGCTGACCGCCAGTGGTTGTAAGACCAATGGTCATGTAAGTTTTTGATGTCTCAATCAAAAGATTCCTATACGCAGAAGTAGTGGCTCCGAGAAGTACAGTTCCTGCCATTTGAATGGTCGAGATATTTGAATTCGAAGTAACTCCCCCAGGAAGTCCAATTTGAGCTTCTGACGCAGTGACTGTGCCTGTCGTAAGATTTCCCATGATCTCAACATTTGCACCAACTCTGCGCCAATACATGGCAACCGATGCAATCGTTCCAAGACCTTGAGTCGTAGGAGTATAGCTTTCCCAATCAGTAATAACTGCTCCAGTTACAAGCGCAGAAGGGCCGATCTGGAAATCATCAAATTTGACTACAATCGCACCCGTTCCGGTTTGTTGCGTGATTACTGCAATTTTATACGCATTGTTGGCAGTCGATCCGTCCGTTTGAAAGCTGAATACGACCTTGCCTGGACCCGAGCTTTGATTCATTCCACGGAATCCTGCGGGTTGAGTCCAAGCCCCGCTTACCGTATTGTAAATCCAAATCTCGTACGTCTGTGTGCTCGTACCCGAGAAATCCACCGTACCGGATACCACTTCGTATGCGAACGACCCGTAAAGAACTTTGGCGGTGTCTTCCCGATCAATCGTAAGGGTTCCTGAAATAAATCCCTGGTACTGCGCATTCGCCGCCGCTTTCGTGAGAAGCATCGAGTACGCTCCGGCAAGCGGATCACTCGAAGACACTGAAAGGGTCATTTGTGTCGCAGACAATGTAGGTGCGCCGGAAGGTGCGTTTCCAGAAAACGTAAGCGTACAAGCAGACCAGGGAGTTGTAGAGTTTGTCTCAAAATCCGCATTTGCGTTATTTTGAGAAAAGTAATTTTTCGTTCCGGCTTTAGATCCAACCAGAACCCAGGAAGTACCGTTCGACACTTGAACCTGTTGCAGATCCGATACCCAGATCATCTGATTGGTATACGAAGCCGCCGCCGGAATGGTCCCGGAAGTAAACGTATCAAGACGCGCTCCAATGGTCGTCCATACCGTTCCGTTTGATACTTTTACCTGAAGAGTGTCGGTGATAAACGCAATCTGGTACTGATTGGTCGCTCCTGCGGCAGGAAGCGTTGCAGCAGTATAGGTCGTGATATTGGAAGGTCGCCAGGTAGTTCCATCGGAAACCTGAACCTGTTTTACATCACTAGCGTAAATTACCCGGTAAATGTTGGAAGCTGCAGCAGGACGAGTATCCGGGCTTTGTGTGAACCATTCGACTTGTGCAACTTCTAATGCCCCGTAAATCTTTGCCATGACTTCCCCTTAAATTAATTTTAACAAAATAATCATCAGAAAAAACACAAAAGACACCTTCATCATCTGATGCCGTGTTTTTTCAATTTCTCGTTCCAGAATCTTTACTACCTGGATGTACTTTTCATCGAGTTCTTCGATGTTTTTTAAAAATTCTTTTTTGTCGTGCGACATGGCGCGAAGCACATTGTGCATATCCTTCTCGCGCCGAGCGTCAATTTCTTCGATCTTTAAAATAAACTTGGAATCTGGAGAAAACAGCTTATCGTTTTCCGTAGTAAAAGAATGATTTTCACTAAGATGTTCAAGGACTTGCTTGAGGCTTTCTTGAGGATGTTTTGCTCCGATCGTGTCCCCTTCCCGAACCCAAAATGACGGAGATACACCCGTTAGGTGACTAATGTCCGGGCTAAGTAACACATTCGGGAGATCTTTTTTCTTAGCAATCAAAAGAGGGTCCTTGATTACCCTAGCTCCTCCCGACTCCAAGAATTCCACCAAGTAGTCCATCTATTCATCCAGTATTGTTGCAAAAAACCCATCCCGCTTTTCGGCGCGGTATTCTTTCCCGTCTTTTCTAAGTTGAAGCAATCTGTCGGCAAGCACAAGATCATCTTCGCATTCTTCAATCAAAACCCACTGCTCTTCGGATTGCTTCATAAAGATATGGTATTTCGTCATGTCTCTGTGCCTTTGATAATCAGTTCACCAAGGGTGATCGTCTGTCCTGCCACAGTCACAATGGCTCTAGCATATTGCCATTGCTCGTTCGTTGTCTTTGCCTGGGCGATGCCATTTGCGGTCATGAGCGTCACGCCACTTGTCCACCAGTTCGTGTTGTCATCGCTGAACTGCAAAGCAATCGTCGCAGGGCCGGCTTGAGCTGTGCATCGGACGATCAGGTTCAGGTTATAAAGGTTCTGAATGTAAACCGACGCGCTCGTGCTGTTTAGCGTGTTTGGTACGATAGTTCGATCAATGACAGAGGCCACAATTCCGGATGGCTCGGATCTCATAATCCGAACTGCCGCTCTCGTAACGCTTGTGAATCCTGCCAGTGTCTGAACATACCGATATGATCGGCCCCGAAGTTTTAGGAGCGGAGACCAGAAAACTCCGGTCGCAGTAATCCGTGGGAAGCTGTAGATCGCGTTCCACGTCGTTCCGCCATCAAGCGATTCTTCGACGACCACATCAAGCGTTCCAGATCCTGAGACTGCCGAAACCGAGTATTGCAGATGAAGAACGGTCGAGATCGGCGTGATTCCCGACGTGGTTGCGGATCCAGTAAGCGCGCCCGAGGTGATGTCGTTTGTAGTTGCTGGGGAGACCGGGCGAACGGTCGCCGATGTAACCTGAACGGCAAGGTTCCCAGGGTCGAGCTGGGTTACAGGCAACGCAACCATGGTGTGCGGAGATTGCGAAAGCCTAGTAAATGCCTGAAGCGTTCCTGCCCCAGGAGCCGATGAAATTCGGCATCTCAAATATCTACCCGTCAAAGGAATCGCATATATAAAGTTAGAGCTTGAAAGAGTAATCGCTCCTGACGTTACAAACCCATCGTTACGTTCTTGACGAACAGCATTAATGTTCTGGAAGTTTACGTTATCGTTTGAAATTTCAAACGTAATGTTACCTGTTGTCGCCGTGGATATAACTTGAACATACGCTGTGCGATAGTAAAGACAGTCTATCGCTCCTGTCCCCGCTACGGAGTTTAGCAAGTTATTGTTAAGAGTCGTAGTAGCCGCTCCGGTAATCATCAGATCATCAAGCGTCACTAAACTACCGCTTGCATCCGTGACCAAAGCTCCGCTCGGGTTCACTTTTACGTTGACGTATCCACCACCACCGCCCGTTGTCACGCCCGTGATGACAGACCGGGTAAGGGTTGCAAGGCTACGATCCGTCAAAATGTCCGTAATCCTCGAAAGATTTGACGTTGTGCCTGCCGCCCAACAAGCCGTAGCAATACTTACGTTGTCAGCCCCAGATGTTTTGTTGATGTCGATCGTCATCGGCAAATCCGGATTAAAAATGCTCGGATTATATGCCGTGTTCGGTTGCCGGATATTATGGAAAGTTACCCACTTGGCATCTGGGCTCAGAATCTCAAAGTAAATGTTTGCAGATCCAAGCCACGCAAAACGAATCCGAAACAAGTTCGACAGTTCAAAATTAACAGCTTCAATATCTCCTCTTCTTGTAAATTGAGATAGCGCATTTCCATCGAGTTTGTCCGTGTTGAAGCTCGCCTGTGTGATCCGTGTATCGGTCCCACCAGACCGAACCGTCACGCCGAAGGTTGTGCCTTCAAAACCGATGAAGAAGCCGTTATTCGAATCATAAAGACCGATTCGTTGATAGCTGTTCGCGGTTCCATTTAAGAATGCGGCGGTAAAAGCCGAATATGTCTCATGATGCGGTCTATAGGTAGTCGTCTGAAGCGAAACACCTTTTGCACTTGATACCGCAGTTGCACCTGTTTGATAAATCGTGTGCCCGTTTGTAACAGTTGCAGCACCTGAACCAGTGAATGTATTTGTAATTAGCGTAGCCCCAGGAGCCGTATCAAAAGAAAGCTCAATCTGGTTGTTCCGATTGCCTGTGACCAATGTGCCCAAAACATCGGTGGCTCCAGGAACAGTTACTGACAATGGATCAATCGGATACGATCCTATTGCCACTGTCCCTGCTACTTGTTGAATCGCAGTCGGATCTTCATAAATCGCCATGAGCGAGTCACTGACAGATTGCCCCGCATTAGATGAATCATAGGTAAGAATGTCTCCGACAAAGCTACCGCCATACCCTTGCGCGTCGGCAGCTACCGAATAGATCAGTTTACCCGTGGTGACATTGATAACCGCAAACAACCGACCAGAATTGAACGTCCCCATAGTGGAGAAATCAATCTGATTATTCGCAGGGTCGAACGTGTAACTCGTACCATTCAATAATACTGTCTTCATGCTTTACCCATATACTAGCGCATGAACGATACTCGTTACAAAGTCCACTTTGTTATTAAACGTATTCCAATCCGTAGAGGAGAGTAGTCCCTTCTGCGTAGTATTGGCCGTGTTAATAGAAAGCGTAACCGTGTCCGTTAGCGCAGTCCCCGTGAAGTAATAAGTTGTATTGTCGGCAGAAATCAAAGTGAGAATATCCGATCCACCAGAGGCAGTCGGATATGTCCCGAAATCAGTCTGAATAACTCCGAAGGCAGGGCCAACATTGCCCCCTCCTCCGAAGAAGCCCCAAATCAACGGAAACGGGGCGTAACTCATTAGTATGCTCCAGAGGAGTATACGATATTGAGCACTTGTCCTGCACCGCTTCCGATTACATACCAGTCCGTAGATGTGTGGCTCGGGAGGACCATGTTTGCCCCCGCAACCAACTCAATACCGGCTCCCCCGGCAGTTACCGATGCGGAAGTGCCAATCGTGATCCGGCCAGTGTTGGTCGAAAGAGCTTGAACGAAAATCTGCTCCGCATTCACAACCGCATCACCAAGAACAAGAGGAGAAAGAACTACAGCAGTCCCTCCAACCGTTTGTTGCTTGATGGTGTTGTTCTTAAACTTGGACGCAACCGTCAAATTTAAAGCTGCCATAACCCCTCCTTACTAAAGGTAGGGAGGAGGGCAATGCCCCCCTCCCATTCCAAATTAGTAGCTGATTCCGAACATGATCCCATTCTTCTTCGGGTGGTTCACTACGAACTCACCAAAGAGACAGTGATCGACGATGTACTGGAACCCGGAAGTGTTCCGAACTTCAAAGAATTCCTTCCCGTCCGGAGCACGACGACGACGGATACCGCCGTTGGTGTAGAACTTGAGGGTGCTCATATCCAGGAAGAGGATCTTGTCGTCATCCATCTCCTGAACAGCAGTCAGTTCCAGAGTTCCTGCGAAGCCACCGATCATGATCGAGTCATAAGCGTATGCTTCAGTTTTCTTCGCATTCGGGATTACGTTGAACGCACCCTTTTGAGTCTCAAGAGCCTTCAGAATAGAACCGTAGTTCTTGAAGCTCATGACGACTTTGTACGGCTTACCACCGCCGAGACGACGGATGGTGACATATGCGTCAAAGATACCGCCGAGAAGGGTAGATGCGTTGTACGAAGCTCCCGAGACGTTGATCGCCTGGAGGAACGGGTACGAAGTCTTGGCAACACCGAGATGGTTGGCAGCTCCACCGTTGGCAGAAGAGAGCAACTGATTTGGGATGTTGTCGAAACCGTTAGCTTGCTGACCATCGTTGTAGATCGCAGCGTTTTGAGCAACGGTGTAGGCCGAAAGGTCCACAGGGGTTGCACCGCCACGGGCAGTTACGATGAGAAGCACGCCAGTGTTCATGTTGATGGTGCTGATGTAGCCAGTAACAGGAGACGAGTTATCGTCGTCTACCGATACCTTCATACCGATCTGGAAACGATCCGGTTGAGCTACGGTGATGTTACCACCAACAGTACCGTCAGCAGTTGCTTTAGCAACAGTGCTTCCGGTCAGAAGGTTTTGAGAGATAACGCCCGACAGATAATCCGCATGGCGGGTGATCGCGTCAGGAATGATCTTCAGGAAGTTTTGCTCAGAGAGCTTGCCATGCTGAAGAAGGTCGGTCTCATTGAAGAGCATCGAGCCCCATACTTCTTTGTACGCAGATACTTGACCGCGAACAGAGATTTCTTCGGCAATATCCGAAGAAGAAGCAAGAGATCCGAAGGTTACAGTAGAACCCACCGCGCCAAGAAAAGGCACGATAAGGGTTCCACCGAGCCAAGAATCGTCTTGTTCGATGTTTTGAAGAGCCCAGTTACGCTTCTTGAGTTCGTCCAGGAGCAGTTTCTCCGGAAGGTACTCATTCAGCATATTGCTAAATGTACGAGTAGTTGCCATGTGTGTTTCCTCTCCCCAAAGGGAAATTAGTTATTAATAAGGTTGACCTTGAGCTGCCGCTTTCGCAAGCCGCTTTAGATCCTCAATAGATTTCACTTGTGGTGCTACAGGAGAACTGGCCTTCCCCGACACCGAAGGGAGAGTTGGTCTACTTCCCTTTTGTGCTACTCCCGTAGCTTGGTTCTGTTGGTTCCAAGCCACAAGTTTTGCAAACTCTTGAACTGCTTCTTGGACAGACAGGTCTTTCCCCGTAGCGTTCGCTATCGCCGCCGCCCTAAGAATCACTTCGTTTTTGAATGCTCCGGGTTGTCCTACCCGAGCATCGTAACTTTCCGCGAGACTCTTGTATTCGCTACTGTTGATAGCCGAATCAAGTTCAGAATACCGCTGTTGCACCGCTTGGGAGGCTTTGTATTCCTCAAACTCCCCGAGCTTCTGCTGCATCTCTTCATACTGCTCTTGCATGGAGAGAAGCTGCTTCTGATACTCACTGTTTTTAGTATAAAGTTGCTGTTGTTCTTGAGGCAAGCTCTGAATTTGAAGTTTATTATAAATCCACTTCTGAATCTCAGCCTCTGGAATCTGAATCGTGTTGAAGAACGTGTCAAAATCACCCGATTGAACGTATTTTGACAATTTGTCCAAGTTCTTCGAGATCGTTTCGTAGCGTCCGTTCACATCCTGATACTTGGAATGCGCATCCTTGTACTTCTGCTTGATCGTATCAAATGCGAACGACCGCTCGAACACTTCTTTGAACTTCTTCTCGTTGTCCTGGTTGATATACGGCCGGAAATCCTCCGGGATGTCGTATTCGTTGTCGTATGCCTTTACCTTATAGTTTGGAGTCCAAGCAGGAGCCTCCGCAGCTAGAGATGCCGAAGGGATCTGTGGCGCAGGTGCGCTATTCACGACTTCCGGACTACTACTCTGTTCAATCTGACTATTTTCGCCTTCCATACTCATTCCTTCGTAATAATTTGGCCCTTATTACATGGGGTTTACAGGAGGCTGTGTTCCTTGTTCCGGAATCATACCGCCCATTTGTGGTTGCGATGGAGCTTGTCCTAAAAATCTGTCCGCAGTCTGAGCAACAATGGCCTGTTGCTGTTGCATGATGGATTGTTGCGATGCGCCTTGCTCTTCAAGCCGCTTCAAAAGCCAGGTAAGCGAGTCATACGGTACTCGGGCTCGCATAGTCTTCGAGGAATTGTTCGGGTCTGGGACATAAATGTCACAAACCACCGCCATCCCGGACATCGGAATGAACCCTGCCGCAGCCTCTTGAATCTTTCTCTGCTCTTCCGCATCCATGTCCATCAACTGCTGAATGACTTGCTGATACATGGACTGAATTTCAGGCGAAAGAAACTTGAAATCCGCTTTTCTGGTACGAGTCGCAAGACGTTTGATCAAATACTTCTTGTCATCGTACATATTCGGCTCAAGGTACTGCCCCCGATCCAAAGCCAGAATCATGTTCGTCGCATTGTCAAAATCCATCGTCAAATCCTCCGATGCCAAGTCATTGTTGGCATACGGAGATGTGCGAATGATCTTTCCAATATCCTTCGGATCAAGATTCGACCCGACATACTGCATGATCTGATTGAACGTGAGCTGCTTTCCAAGCCGGGTCTCCATGTCCTCAGTCCCAGGCTCAAGTTTGATCTGGTAAAACAAAGGAGACGTGTTTTTGAACTCGGAGATGTTGATCAACTCAGAGCGGCCAATCGCAGGAACCAAGTTGTTTTCCGTGTAATACTGCTTGGCAAGCTCAAGCGTCTTCTCACAAAAATCAATCAGGTACTGCTCGATCTTGGATGTGTACACGGAGAATTTCTTCTTCTGCTGAATGCTCATGAACAGCATCGTGTACGGGTCAAGATTCGTGGGATTTTCAGCCAGTTCCTCTTGAAGATTGGCAGCCACATAAAACTGCTCAATCATCTTTTCAATATACGGAATGTACTGATCTCCCGTCCGGCCCGGAAGAATGGTCGGAGGAGCTCCGCTATAGGTAAGCACTCGAACCCCAGGCTGAAGCCCGCCGTTCGCCACCTTCGTACCCGCTTGAACGGCCAATTTGTCGTCCCCAAGCGTGATCTGGTGCGTTGCCACCTGACTGATCGAACGGTTGATCTCGCCCTGGATCGGACGAAGCTGCTTGATCAGTGAATAGTGCCGTGGAGAAGTAGGGATCTCGTCCATCCCTGCGTAAATGATTGGGAAAACCCCAAACGGAAGCTCTCCTTCCCAAAGAACGCCTTTATTCGTGCAGATAAAGTAGTAGCCATTCGGAAATACATTCGACGGACGAATGTAAAACTCAAGCAACAAGCACTCATTCTCGGAACGGTCATAATTCGACCCGTTCCCGTCAAAAATCAAATACGTCTCGTCGCGGGAAGCCTCAATCATCTCCTGCTTCTCAGGGTCATCCCCGATCCGCGCACGAAGATCGTCAATATTCACCATCTTCCGATAGCCAATGAACCACGAGTCCTGCATGGACTTCGCTTCCTTGGCCCGGAATACGTTGAATCCGAATATCCTCTCAAATACAAAATCCCCCGAAAAGATGGGCTTTGAGGGATCTTTCTGCGGTTGCCCCATCGGATCAAGCATCGGTTGCCCGAGTTCATCCACCATCGGAGCATAATCAACAATCTTGCCCTTGTTCTCGTCCCAATAAATCTTATGGAACACTTCTCCCACTCGGCAGAAGTCCTGAACAACTTCTCGAACCTTGTCATTCCACCGATGCCTGGACTTCACATCCTTCCAGACGGAATGCGCAAGTTCTGCGGCTTTTTGGTCCTGAAGCTCGTTTCCATTCTTGGGAATCGGAGCCACCGAGGGAGCATACGAGATGATGTTGTTTTCGTAGATTTTGCAAATCCGCTGAATATGATTCAGCGTCAAACGAATCTTTTGCTCCTCGGAGAGACGGTTGTCATCCCGAACGCGATTCCAAAACCGCGAACCTTTGCGAGCATAGTGAGAACCTGCTACTAGCAAAAGATTGGAGCGTTGTTCTGCATAAAGATGGTTATCGGCTTGCTCCCCATCCTTATACAACCTCATCAACTCATTATGATCCAACTTCTTCATTCAATGTCCCTATTGCGGAGGAGATTTTCATACTCTACCGGGTCATCAAGAAGCATCTGTTCCAACTGATCCTGCTTCAATGCGACTTCCTCTCTAGTAAGAGAACTCCTGGCCTGGGACTCTTGGGCAGTCTGCAATTCGGGCCTCACAAACACAGGCTCTATGGTCGGAGCCTTTTCGATCTGCAAGAAGCTAATTTCCATCCCTCCGTAGGAAAATTTAGCCACCCCGTTGCGACTACATACTTCTATAATACGAGTAATCGAGTCAGTGTCAAAAGAACTCATCATAGAACGACGAATCCGCCCCAAAAAACTCATTCCATTCCCTGATTTCTTCATGTGCTGCGTCCTCTCTCTGCACTCCAGATGTCATCATGCGTAACCTGTCCTTGTTCCGCTCCACAAGGCTTATCTCATGCGGAGAAAGCCTTCGAGACAGTACGGTCTCCCGAACAGGCACATATCCCACATGAGAGAAATCGAACGGGATCTTGGTCAGCGCATAACGCATCGAATCCACCGAGTCATCTTTCGCCTTCCTCTTGTCAGTCCCAAGCTGAAGCGTCACAAGCTCATTGATGATCGGAAGGCATTCCTGCGAGTTATCCACATCAAGCATACCGTTCTTAAAGAGCACGTTGATCACCTGCTCCCCCACATCATGCTTCTTCTCGGCAGCAATGAAACTAAGCCCCATCCTATCCGTGATCGTCTTGAAATCCTTCGCGTGATAGTCGTAAAACGCCGCCGTGACACTCAAGTCCTGACTAAGCTCCATATACTTCGATGCCACATCCGACATCGTATATACCTTGTCATCCCCCCGCCAATGCCGGAACACCCTCGCATACTTGAAGTCCGGCCTCACCGCCACAAAGGTAATCGCGCTCGGGTGGTTCTCATCACCCCCCGCCCCAATATCCACCCCGACATAAATCGACCAGTGCGCGGGAACCTCCATCGGGTTCTTCACGTTCTTCGCCCGGTCAAAACTCGGGTACTTCAAGCCCTCATCCCGAACAAACCGACCATAAACCCGACGCTGCACCTCGGCCTCGGACTTACACATCGCAATGGTCCGGTGGATCTTCTCAAGCGTCCAATGCGACGGAGTACCATCCAAAAAGTACTGACAATCGAACAAACTCGCCCGGATCTTCTTCGCGAACGGCATCGCCTCCTGCTCCTCGGGCCTGGGCTCCATGCAAAGCCTCCAGAAGTCCTGCCCAAGAGTCGCCGTGAACACCATGCTAAAGTAGCCATCCACTGCGTTTCGCCGGAAGTTCACCTCATCCCACAAATCAAGCGGCAACTCCTCATCACACGCCACATAGTCCACCGTACCGGACTGAAGATGCTGTGCGTCCTGCGCATACGTCTTAAAGTACAGCGCAACCCCGCTATTGAAATAAATCGCGCTGATGTCCCCTCTGTTCTTGAACTCCGCTTTCCACCCATACTGCGGGTCATCCCTGTAATCATCCTTCGGCAAGATGTCAGGCTTCCACTTCGTGTGAAACTCCGCCGTGGCAATCTGAGCCGTAGGATACAAGTACCAGAACTGCCGGGGGTTCCGCTTGAACCGCTTCGGCCACGCCTGAATGTTGGTGGCGTACTCCACCACTTTCCGGATCTGCGATGTCGATTTTCCCAACTGGTTCGCCGCCGTGAGAAGCACCGTCCTCTCATCCGACTCCAAAAACTCCCGCGACCAGGTATAATCCTTATACCCATACAAGTGGGGAAGCCCCCGAACCAACCGCGCCTTCTCTTGGAGCAGCTTTAACTTCTCAAGTTTTATCTGCTCCAGTTGCTCGCTCAAGCGATCTCCCCATCCTTCTTCACTTCTTTAGCCTCTACGGTAATTGACGGTAGCGGCTCGGGGACTTGATGCGTAATCCCCGGAGCCGCTACCGATGCCATCTCTTGTTCAAGAGCGGCGATCTTCTTATCAATCTCAGTCGTAATCTCCGCCACATCCACACTCTTGGTATTCGGACTGAAGATCGTCGTATAATTCGTGGTTTCCTGCCTCATCATCGTGAGATTCTTCGTCTCCGAGCGTTGTATGTAACCGCCCTTCGCACGAAGATCGACCATCGCAGCCGCCTTCAACACCAAATCCAACACCTTCGCATCCTGGATCGTCCCGTCCGGTCGGTTCACAGGAATGTTCAAAATGTCCCGAATCCTCCGGGTCGAAAGATTAAGAAGCCCCCTCATCACCGCTTCATACTCAGGCGGTCTGCAAAGAATGTACGCAAGGACATGAAAACCGTATTTTACAATATGCTTCCACTGCTCATACGAGACCACCCCAAGGAAAATCGCGTTCTGGTTCATGATCTCATTTCGAGTCAAAGATGCCCTGTCGAACTCCATCCAGAAGTTCGTGCGCATAGCTTCCACCGCTGCGGTGGGTTTCCACTTGTCGTGCTTCTCGGAAAGCACCTCAAGAAGCCTGTCCTCGTCCAGGTTCAAATACTCCTCTGGGATCTGAAGAACAGAATCACGCACGAATGGGGGGAGCACATTTATGAAGGATCGGGGGTCTTCAAGTTGCTCCATGTAATGGTTGAAAGGACGAGTCATGGGAGCCCGAGTCTCATGTTCGGCCAGGAGATGCCGTTTGCTCGGGGTGATCTCGGACAGCTTCTTTTTCTTCATTCTTAGGTCCGCAGGGTCTTTATAGTATTTGGTCGCTGCGATCGCAGCCTCGACATTATCGTGCTTTTGCCGGACGGGGCCGTCGTATGGGAGTCGGACGAATCCGGGCTTCTGTCCTCTTTTTTGCATCTCTTTTAGAATAGATGAATTTAAGGCTTCGTAAACTTAAAAAGTAAAAGTCAACTGCGCACGTTATTTAGACCAGGGTGATACGTTAACGACCACGAGGCCCACTGACCCCCCAGCCCCCCCGTGCCCCGCAGGGCTCTCCGGGCCTCTGGTGCCAGGGGGCCCCAGGGCCTAAGGCCTTGATATCATAAGGTTTTTTCGATCGAGTAACGGGTATGCCAGGGGCCTCCGGTCAGTAGGGTAGGGGATAGGTTCGAACCTATGGTTCGGGGAGCCGGGGAGCCGGGGGGCCGGGGGGCCGGGGGGGCCGGGGGGCCGGGGGAGCCGGGGGACCAGGGAGCCGGGGGACCAGGGAGCCGGGGGACCAGGGAGCCGGGGGACCAGGGAGCCGGGGGACCAGGGGACCGGCCGTGTTCCGTGTATATAGAGTGAAGGGCTTGAGGCGATTCCATGTTTGAGTTTTCCCCCAGTGTAAATTTGTATAACTTTTAAACACTGTATGAAATAATTACTAAAATATAATCAAGGCGAAGTTGTAAGTTGTTGATTTTATTAGAGCGCATACATGGCACGCCTCATGCATTAAGTAAAGGCGTGAGGCGTTGATGCCGAACATAATAGAGGACTAAATCATGACTATCACTGTCGAAGTTCGCTCAATCTACGGAAACATTACCATTTATCCCGTGTGCGATAAGGCACGGGAATTCTGCAATCTGTTAGGGCAGAAAACTCTTACACGTCAAAACATCGAATCCATCAAAAAACTCGGTTTCGCAATCGTGAAACAGGAACAGGACTTCGGGGGGATTATCTAATGAAGAAAGCCCTAGAACTACTTGAAACTGTCACCGAATATCCTTCCATCGACTACCTGAAGTTGCATGGATATTCCCGCAAAGATATTGAGCAACTCATAACGATTATTGAACTCGCGAGAGGGAACCGAGTTTCCGATTTCATGCGTGATGCAGAAAAAAACTTCGGGGGGATTATCTAATGAAAAGGGCCGTATTGCGTTTTCGTATTGAAGGAAAAAAAGTCGAAAAGTTTCCCGTAAAGTCTATTGAATCGGCGAGAGAAAAACTTGCTGATTTAATCGAGTTTGAACGGCGGGAATGGATTGCGCATATCATCGACGATTCGGGAGTTGTTGGGGAGTTTATGCCTAATCTGAATTTTAAAGTGTTCATTCCATCAGGAATTTTTATAGGAGGGCAGTCATGAATCTTATTTTTAATGCAAAAAAGAAACGCCACGTTATCGAATGCGGAAGTATTCGGGAAGCCTCCAAACTCTTCCGGGATTTTATCGAAAAATTCAACTTAGGGAGTTCCGATTGCCTTGAAGCGCATATCAAACAAGGTGAAAAAACTATCGGACTAATCTCATACAATGGCCGTGTATGGGAATGGACCGGAAGCAGTTTAAATCCGGGGGAACTCCTCTATTGCCCCTATACGCGCAAAGGATGCGCGAACTCTGGAGGTTTTTGAAGCCGAAACTAGGGGGATTCCCCCTAGTCTCACCGTAAAGCGGTGACTGATGAGGCTAACCTAGTCAGAATTTTAGAGGACTAAAAACATGGGAACATTCTACTTTGAAATGACAGACACATTTGGCGGAGAATTAAATTATTCGTGGATAAAACGTTTTGAGATCCGCGCAAAGTCTTTGCGCGGAGCGCTTCAAAAACTCTCTCATGAAACCGGATTTAACTTTCGGTTTGACGGGAACGTGTACCGGGCAAAACGTGCTTGTGTCGCGCTTTATGAGTTGGATTACATCCATGCCGAATGGCAAGGCAAGAAACTCTAATCCGAAACACTGGAGGAAAACATGAAAGATTTTCAAGTAATCGCATACACATTTGAGGCATCTATTCACTGCCCCTCATGCACCTTTAAGAGATTCCCTACAGGTGAAGGGATTGACCGTGAAGGTAACGAAGTCGGCGCAGTGTTTGCGGGAGATGAATTCGGGCCTAACGAATTAGTGAGTTGTGATGACTGCGGGCACATTATCCACGATGCTGACTGCTATGATTGCGCGCGGTCGTATGGGCCTTGGTCAAGTTGTCAGTGCTAAAAGCCGAAACTAGGGGGATTCCCCCTAGTCTCACCGTGAAGCGGTGACTGATGAGGCTAACCAACTCAGAATTTTAGAGGACTAAAAACATGAAAAGAGTTACTGAAAAGGACTTAGAAAATATTGTATCCCGAATTAATAGGATGACGGGGAACCCCGAAATGACCTATGTGTGAAATGCGGAAGGCAAGCTTGAACCACAAGCGGGGAACTATCACCTAAGTTTTGCCTATGGTGGAGTTACTTTGCACCAAATGTGCGATAAAGGCACGGGAACGCATGATGTTTTAAGGTGTGGTTATGTATCGAAAAGGGAATTGCAAAGTCTCCTTTTCGCTTTCATTGATGGAATCCAAGTTGAAGTAAAAAAGCACTAACGCGCAAAGGATACGGGGGAAACTCGATCCGGCGGGTTCCCCCCAGTTTAAAAAACTCCGGGAATTGAGGACTAACATGACAACCAGAACCACAATAAATGAAATTAAGTATGCAATCCGCAATAAATACGCATGGCCAGGCGGTTATGAGTTTTTCGGCATATGTTCGGACGGGGGAACCTTTTGTCCGGATTGCATGAAAGAAAATTTTTATTCAATTCTTTGGAGCATAAAAAACGGAGTTTCGGACGGATGGAAGGTAGAGGCTATTGATAGCGCGCAAAACTTAGAGTGCGAAGAATATATCTCAGATAATCCCGAAGAGTATTCCCTAACGAGTTGTGTTCACTGCAATAAGATTTTAAACCCATAAAAAACGGGGGAAACTCGATCCGGCGGGTTTCCTCCAGTTTAAAAAACTCCGGGAACAATAGAGGATTATATGAATTTAAGCGTGTTTGAAAAAAGTTATATTGAAACGATGTTGTGGTCATCAATTGATCCAGAAACAGAAAAACCCTTAGACGAAAATTTTTCGGTAGAAGATTTTTCGGATGAAGCACTAGCGCAGATAAAAAAAGACTGCGCGGAGTTTCAAGCGGGGGATCAATACTCTGTCATTACTAATGATTTAAATGACGTTCAAATAGCTCATGATTTTTGGTTAACAAGAAATCATCACGGAGCGGGGTTTTTCGATGGAGATTACCCTAAGAAAGTAGAGAATTTTCTAATGGAAAGAACAAAAAAATTCCCTGAACTAACTTTATACGTTGGTGACGATAAAAAACTGTATTTTATGTAAAAATACGGGGGAAACTCGATCCGGCGGGTTCCCCCCAGATTCAAAAATTCCGGGAACAATAGAGGACTAAAAAACATGACATTAAGGGAATTAAGAAAGTCGGCAGGGGTCTCACAAAGGGCCCTTGCCGAAAGGCTAGGGGGAGAAACGGTGAATACGGGGATCAGTTTTCTCGAAACGGGGACCGTATCCCCTACCATTAGGAGACTCCGAGACGTGCTTAATGCACTAGGTTTTGAACTCAGGATTCAAGCGGTGAAGCATGGCTCCGGCTCTGCCCCTGGCTCCGGCTCTGCCCCTGGCTCCGGCTCTGCCCCTGGCTCCGGCTCTGCCCCTGTTTTTTTATCCGTGGAATCCCTTATCGGCAAACCCCCCCGCGCAAAGGATGCGAGGCGCAAGGCGAACCGGACCGAACCCCTCAATCGGGAACTCCCTCGCGCAAAGGATGCGGGGGGAGAATCCGAGCTCACCGACTTACTGGAAAAACTCATTAAAGGATAGCATTACCCTCCGAGCATGGGGCTCGGAGGTTCAAAACACGCCCGCGCAAAGGATGCGGGAGAAACAGAGGACTAACATGAAACCGATTCCAATTACCGAACAATACTACCAGGAATGGATCGCCGAACTTGCCGAACAACTGGACATCCCTATCCAGGACGCAAAGGCTCTTTTAGACGAGGAACTCCAGGCTCGGGGGATCAAGATCCTACCTGAACTCTAACGCGCAAAGGATGCGGGATAGCTCTGGGAGAGGGGGAAGGACTCGAACCTTCGACTGACCGACCAGTTTCGGCGGTTGCTCTACCCCTGAGCTATCCCCCCGTTTCACAGTATATCAGGCATCCCCCCGCGCAAAGGATGCGCGGTTTCTATATCTCCGACCTAGTTCTTCAAGCGCATCAAGCACCCCCGAGTCAGAGGTCCTTTCCTTTACCCTACTTCTTATCTTGGTTATTGTAATTTTTACACGGGCAAAGGACTCATCACGCAGTATGTCAAAGGCCAGGTCCCCAACTGGGCTATCCTCCCTTGCCAGGGCAGACAAAAACTTTCTCATGTGCCTATCTCCAATATAACCACACTAGGGCAGATAGGGCAGAAAAGGCACTCATTTCCTTGAAAGTAATAACGGCTTTTAGCGTATACACTATCCTAGTTTAAATGCCTTAAACATAAAGTTATATACTTCTTCTGCCCTATCTGCCCTAGAGTTATAAGTACTATAATATCATTAAGGAATTTCAGGGCAGAAGAGCTTCTCACCCCTTCTGCCTCGATGTGCCCGCATCTGCCCTGTCTCTGCCCTACAAAAACCCCCGAACCACCGACCATTTTACCCCACTACACATAAAAAAACCCCCCGAACCATAGATCCGGGGGGTCACAACCGCACACACGCAAAGGATGCTACAGGTTTTGCTTCACCGTCTTATCCTTATCTTGGGTATCTTTAGGGTAGACCAGGTAGCCTCGCACGCCTTTCTCCTTTGTTCTCTCGACCTTTAACTGGGCAAGTGTTGCCCGGAGTCTTGTGTAGTCCACTCTGGACGGGTTCGTAATCGCAAACGAGCCTAGGATGTTCAGTGAGGACCGGAAGGAGGCTTCCATTCCGTACTGTTCCCCTTCCTCTTTCGTGTAGTAACGCTCTAGGAACATTTCCTCGAATGGATCGGTGGTTTGGAACTCCATGTTGTGGTGGTTTAGGAGCTTCATTTCCTCTGTGGTCAGGTAGTGACTAGCTCCGTCTTTCCACATCTCATAAAACTCGGCCCATACTTGTTGCATGGGGAGCGTATGGGAGTGGTCGATGGACTGGCACTGAATCGTCCAGAAACGGCGGTTTCCGGTGGGGTCAGAGAGGTAGTCCACCTGGTTCACGGAGGCGAAGAAAACGGTTCTGCGGGCAAACTCGGAGGTTTTCCGGCCATAGGCAAGGCGTAAGATGTCGGTGTCCTTCGTTAGGAACGCTTTTAGTTGTGCGATGTCGGCTTTTCTGAAGGTGGCATCGACTTCTCCGAGTTCGACGAGCCAGTTGGTGACGCATTGGTAGACGCTATCCTTGTCTTTGGGGTCAAGCATCATGCCGTCCTTGGTGACTTCGAGCTCGGCGGGGACGAGGCTCTTAAACCATTTGGTCTTCCCCATGTATTGCTCGCCCTGGAGGACGAGAATCCCCGATCCGGCAGAGCCGTTGACGCAGAAAGCGGCGGCGATAGCAGAGAGCATCCACTTCTTGATGAGCACCTTTTTTAAGGCTTCGTCGGAAACTTTGGTTTTGATGGTGCTGTAGAAGGCATCGGAGCGGTTTACTCCGTCCCAGGGGGAGCTAGTAATCCACCGAGCCACGGGGTTCGTGGGGTTTTGGTTTGCGATATAGGCTACGAACTCCTCGATATCGCCACGGGGGATGCGGTGCTTTTTGGCGCAGGACACGACATGAGTGAGGCGGGACTCCTTTGCGGTGTCTTTTAGGAATTGGAGGGAGGGGATCATGATGGAGATATCTTTTTTGATAACATCGTAGGCCACGTTGATCTGGTAGAAGTCGAGGAGGGCTTTGATGTTATCGACGGTGGACAGTGGCCCTGACTTTGCCATGTCGGGGAAGTTAGGAGCCCCGTCAGCGGGCATCGTGCTCACTGACGGGGTATGTGTGTGTGGTACGGTCGCGGACAAACTTTGTGATGGGGCATCGGACACGGTGGCTCGCTTGCTTGGGTCTAGTTTAGTGTACAGCTTGCATTGGCCACTGCAAAACTTTTGTTTGATCTTCGAGTAGCATCCGTAGGTGTAGGGGGCTTTTCCCGAGTAGATATCCTTGATGGCGCGGAGGTAGTCGCGCTCGAAGCGGTCTGCGATGCCTTGTGTTGTGCAGAACTCTTTTAGGGCGGTGGAGGTGAAGCCCTCCGGTTCACCGCGATGGAAGTACTCGGAGATGAGGGCGAGGGCTACTTCGTGACGCATCCCTTCCTTGTGCGTACCTATTTCCATGGCGGCGATGCAGGGCTTCCCTTTGAAGGAGGCGAAGGCGTTTGGTTCGGGGGTTACGTCCAGGCCGTAGTGGGCGAGCGACAGAGCCACCGGGCCACCGGATGCGGGTACGGAGGCTTTCAGGTATTGGGTGGAGGGCAGGGTGAACTGTTCCAGGGTGAGAGCAAGGGGGCTACGGGCCAGGGCTTTGATGTCGTCGATGGAGAGGGTGGCCAGTTGCTCGCGGGTGAGTTCAATTTTGTAGAGGTTGGTTTTCGGGTGGCGGGAGTTCGGGATGCGGAACTTCCGGTTCGCCTGATAGATCGAGTCGTCTAGGGTAGCTAGGCTGTGGGTTTTTGCGAACTGGACGATGAACCGCTCGAAGTCTTTGGCGGTGTGGTCGGATGGGGTGATGGGGAACACTTCGTGTCGGACGTAGAGGTGGAAGCCTTTGGAGCCGGAGAAGTAGGCTTTGAAAGAGTTCTCGGTCAGGTCCAGGGCTTCGATGGCGCGGAGGCAGTCGGCTTTTGCGAGCTCCATGTTGTCCGAGTGGTCGAAGTCAAGGACGTAGTAGCCGAGGGCGGGGGCGTGGAAGCCCCGGTAGCCTTGCAAGGTGTCACGGGGCTCCAGGTCGAACAGGCAGTAGTAGCCTTCTCCGTGGTGGGTTTTGATTTTGGTGAGCAGTTCGCTTGCGTCGATGTGGCCTTTGTTCAGTTGTGCCGTAAGTGTAGGCACGACGAAATTGATAAGTTGCATTGTTTGATAGTCCCCTCTTTTGAAATCTTTTTCAGCGTAAATAATTTCCTTGTGCAAGGGCAATCTCTCTCC